CGGGACCGAGTACGAATTCGACGTGTGGATCGAGATGACCATCGACAACGATGGCATTGTCCAGAAGACGCGCTGCCCTGAATTGACCGGCCGCGTGTTCTCGAAGCCCGGCGCAGAAGTCACCGACATCCTGAAAGAGTGGCTCAAAGGCGCTGCGCCGCTCACGCAGGAAGAGTACGAAGCGGCGATGCTTGACGCGACCGACGCCGGAACGTGGGCCTACAATGCCCACCGCCTGAACGTGGTCAACAGCGTATTTGCCGCGCCGCAGAATCTGATCGACTTTCGCGGCTATCTCGGCGCTGAGGTGTACGGCCGTGGCGACAATGAGCGGGTCTGGTCTGTGCTGCGCAGCTACAGCAATGCCATTCTGGACGGTAGTGACAAGCGCGACGCGGCGGCCGCTGCGCGTATGGCGTGGGCGGCGGATGATCCGACGGTGAAAGCGAAGCCGCAGCCGCAGGCGAATGGGCAGGTGAAGGCGGAAGCGCAGTCAAAGGCAAAGGCGGGACCGGTGGAGGACGAACCGAAGCCTGCCGCTGCCTCCACCGCCGCGGCTGTTCCTGCCACGCCCACGACCCCCGCGCGGATCGGCAAGGACCCCGCCGAACTGCTGAAAGCGACCGGAACCGAGATCGACGCCGACATGCTGAGCGGCGGTGATGACGGGGAAGGTGAAGACGACGATCTTGATTACGCTTTTGCGAGCGAAGACGATTTCGCAGAGGCCGGAAACTAGCATGGCCGGGCAACGAGATAACGTGTCTCGCGCTGCCAAAGTGGCAGCGCCGCTCTTGGTCTTTGACGAAAGACCGGTTGCGGAGCGGCGCTATCTTATCCGAACGGTGCTGCCATATGACGCAGAGCAGGAAGGGAAGCTGGTCACGATGACGCGAGTAGGGCACACAGTTTGCGGGTTCGTTGATGCCGACGGTGTGAGTCACGAGCGGGAATTTGTGATCTGGAACGATGATCCAAGCTGGATAATCTACCTGCTTAGCATTTTCTTCGTGACCTTCATGTCAGCGGGCGCGGTTACGGCCGTGCTGTTGACCGGATTCATCGCCGTCGCGTTGGTGGTACTGCGCATCGGAGTGGCGCGTCGTGGCCGGTAGCAGCAGCAAGCGCATCGGCGCGCGTAACCAGCGCGTCGGCAAGGCCGGAGAGCAGGTCGCCGAGATTATGCTGCGACAGGCGGGCGTGTGCATGGTCGAGCAGATCGCCACGCCCTACGTAATCTACGCCTCGCGCGGCACTGGCCGCAATCGCTGGGTGCAGATGCGCCACACTGTGAAGGTGAGTGGTGACCGGCGCGGGATCATGCCGGACGGCCGTCGTGTGCTTTGTGAAGTCAAGGTACGCAGCGGCAATCTGCGCAAGTCGGATTTCGAGGCGCATCAACTCGCGGCGCTGGAAGAGAACTCGCAACTGAACGGCGTGAGCCTGGTCGCGTGGATTCACCCGGACGAAAGCCTGCTGCTGCGCTGGCCGCTGCCCGGCTTCGAGAAGGCGCGGGCCAGCATCACGCTGGAAGCAGCGCGCGGACTGCGTTGGGACGGCCGTACATGACTGCGCCTGCTAAAGTTTCATATCGTTTTATAGATGTTTGTGAAGTTTGGAGGTGATTGGTGATGATTGAAAAGAATGAACCATTGGCGAGAGTGGATCGGGCGTTGCGGCGGGCGCAGTTGCAGTCGCTCGGCGCTGGGCCGGAAGCGGGAACGCAGCAGCAACCGGAACCGGTCGATTTGGAGATGTGGATCGCCCTGAACCGCGTCAAGGGCGGGGCGCTGATTTACAACGTAGCCAATGACTGGTACATGGCTACGGCGTCGCTGAGCAAGATGGTCCCGAAACTGGTCGGCGCATTGGCCGCCGCCGGTTACATCACGCAGTCCGGTCCAGGTGTGTACCGGATGAGCGCGAAGGGGCTGCAAGCGTGGGAGGCGTTCCCAACGACAAGCGTGCGCGGCGCCAATGTCGAGGGTATGTGCGACATCTGTCACGAGGTCACGGATCTGCACGCGGTCTATGAACGGGCAACCGAACGTTACATGTTTCTGTGCGCCGACTGTCACGAATGGGAGCGGATGTGAGATGGGGACCATCTTCCGAAACAGCTACGTGCCGACAGGGCCAATTGACGAAGCCCCGGCCGTGCTGACCCAGACGCCGCATGAGTGGCGCAATGCTGAGTTTACGAACGCGGTGTACCGCACGCCTGACGGCGGCAAGACGGCCGTATCTGACGAGTGGGTAAAGCGCAATCTGCGCTGGTATGGCGGCGGGCACATGCGCGGCCCGGAGCCGACACTGCCTTACTTCGCGTGGGATGCGCCGTGGGTGACGCGCGGCTTCAAAAGGGGGACCGCATGAGATACGACATCACGCTCAGGACACAGGTGGAGATTGCCGACGACGCCGCGCAGCCGGTACGCCCGCTAAAGCTGGCCGAACTGCTCAAGGATGCGGTCACGCGCACGGCCGTCTTCCAGCAGATCGCGTTCAGTGAACCGCTCGACGTGAAGGTGACGCGGGTGAAGGAAGAGGGACAGGGCGGGTCGGAGACGGCCGTGGCGGAAACGCCGGGAAAGGCTGCGCCAAAAGCCAAAACGAAAACAACGCCGGATGCACCGGCGTCATAGCAGAAACAGGAGATAGACATGGTTGACAACATTGACAACATGATTATTGAACATGGCGGGAAGACGTTCGATATCAGAGCGATGGACAGGGGCGAGCTGCTGCTGCTCAAAATCTCCATTGAGAGCGACATCGACGCGATCAAGTCACAAATCAGGGAAGCACAGAACCGCGTCGCTGTGGAGCACGAGTACGCGGACCGCGACTGGTATCGTCGCGCCAACGACGCGGCGAAGATCAAGGGGCGGCAGGGGCAGCTCATTCAGGCGCGGCTCGGCATCCTGAAACAGCAGGAGAGGGAAGCTCGCCTGAGCAGCCTGCCGCGCCGGTTCATGGACGCGGCTTATGAACTGCTGGATTTGGAAACGTATCAGCGCATTAACGACGAAGCGCACGCGGCGTTGCGGCGTGAAGGGTTGTTGGAGGATTGACATGGCGAACGATCAAAAGGTCGATGTAATGAGCGAACTAATGAGCTGCGCGCTAGGAACCGCGATCAGCAGCTACCCCAAGGTCATGGCGTTGGGGCATAAGATGCTTGGCCGCGAGTTTCTTGTCGGCCAGGTGGTGGTCGAGGAAAAGATCGACGGCAGTCAGTTCTCTTTCGGTACGCGCGACGGGGAGCTGCTATGTCGCAGTAAGAACGTGCAAATCGACCTTGCCGATCCGGGCATGTTTGCAAAGGCGGTCGCGACCGTGCGCGAGATTCAGCACCGGCTCGTGGACGGCTGGATTTACCGCGCTGAATTCCTCAGCAAGCCGAAACACAACACATTGAAATACGGCCGTGTGCCGGAGTACTACCTGATCGGCTTCGACGTAGAGGTCGCGCCGTCTGAATTCCTGCGCGAGGCGGCCAAGCACATCGCCTTTGAAGAGATCGGCATGGAAGTGGTTCCGCTGTTTTGGCGTGGGCTGGGCAGCGACCTGACACAGGACCTGATCGACAAGTGCCTTCAAGAAGAGTCGATTCTCGGCGGCGCGCTGGTCGAGGGTGTGGTTATTAAGAACTATGACCAGTTCACGCCGGATGGCAAGATAGCGATGGCGAAGGTTGTCTCTGAGGCGTTCAAGGAAAAGCACGCGACCGACTGGAAGCAGCGCAATCCGAGCGGTAAGGACGTGATCGTGCTGCTGGCGAACCAGTACGCCACTGAAGCGCGTTGGCGCAAGGCGGCGCAGCATTTGGCCGAAAGTGGAAACCTTGACGGCTCCCCGCGTGATATCGGCCCGCTCATGAAAGAGGCGCAGCAGGATTTGCGCAGTGAAGAAGAAGACGCGATCAAGGCCGCGCTGTTCAAGCACTTCTGGCCGCAGATTGCGAAGGGCGCGACGCGCGGCTTGCCGGAGTGGTACAAGGACGAACTGGCACAGGCGATGTTCGCGGCAATGGGCAAGGAGGATTGACATGATTTTCAAAGACCTGCCCATTGGCGCACTGTTCCAGGTAGAACACGAAGACCCGCGCCTGCTGCTGTGCAAGACCGAACCGCAACAGAAGAAGATCGGTCGCCGCCTGTGCGTCTTTAACGCGAAAGTGGTCGGAGCGCCGTCCGATCTGTTCAGCGTTGACGCCTACGATTCAGTTATCGTGGTCGATCCCGAAGACGAGCAGATCGTGGCTGAACGCAAGCTGCTGTGCCTGCTGGATACGGCCGTGGACGCGCTATTCGAGCAGATGGAGCCGCCGCCCGCGTGGGCGCAGCAGTTGCGCGTGGTCGCCTACTGGGAAGATCGCGACGCGGTGATGCGGGCTATACAGCCGTACAAGGGCGAGGTGCGGCCGTTAGTGCACCAGCCGATCAGCTCATCCGCCGGTGAAGCGATAGTGGAGATTGCGCGGGATGAGGTGCGCGAGTGAACGAACAGGAGCGCGAATACCATCCGGCAGCCAACATATTCCCGCTGATGCAAGGGGCGGAGTACGAAGACCTGAAAGCCGACATCGCTGCCAATGGCCTGCGGGAAGCTATCTGGCTGCACAAAGACGGCCGTATCATCGACGGGCGTAATCGGCATAGGGCGTGTCTGGACACCGACACGCTGCCGCAATTCAGGACGTGGGGCGGGAAAGGGTCGTTGGTGTCGTTCGTGGTGTCGCTGAACTTGCACCGGCGGCATCTGAGCAGCAGCCAGCGCGCGGCCGCGGCGATTGAAATGTTACCGCTGTACGAAGCTGAGGCGAAAGAGCGGCAAGTGACGCTGGCTGGTACGCGCCGGAACGATGAAGCAGACCTTCCGCAATTAATTGCGGAAGGTGCAACCGGTGAAGCGCGCGACATTGTTGCGCAAGACTTCGGCACGAACCGGCAATACGTTTCCGACGCCAAGCGCCTGAACGAAGAGGCGCCTGACATTTTTGAGCGAGTCAAATTAGGAAAGACCACAATCCCGAAGGCGAACAAGGAACTGAAAGAGCGCAATCAAGCCCCTCGTCATTTGACAATCCCCTCCCTCGCTGAAGAGATGATCGGCCTACCCGATCAAGAACGCTTCGAGCGGCTCGGCTGGGGTCTGCGCACATGGGATGACTGGCGCTTCGACAAGTGCGATGAACGCTTTGGCGACGACTGGCCCGGCCGCATTCCCGCGCAATTAGTCGCTCACACGCTGTTCTACTTTACTCGCGAGGGAGACAGAGTGCTCGATCCAATGGCGGGCGGCGGCGTGGTGCCGGATGTGTGCAAGGTGTTCGGACGGCCGTGTGATGCCTTCGATCTGGCGACACGGCCGGAGCGACCGGAGATCCGTAAGCACGTCTGGAATCCGGCGTCTCCACAGTGGCCCGCGGACACCGAGCCGCCGGACCTTATCTTCTTCGACCCGCCTTACTTCAGCAAGAAACAGAGCGAGTACGCAGACAAAGCCGGAGCCGGAGAAGTGCCGATCAGCGACCTTGACCGGCGCGCCTACCTGGACTTCTTTGCCCGCTTCTTCCGGCTGGCACGCGCACGATCCGGACATGGCACGCGCATGGCGTTTCTGAACGCGGATTGGCGCGACTTTCAGGGCACTCCCGCGGTTGATGAAGCGCACTATGAGGCGATCACGCTGCTGGATTACGCCGACCTGCTGAAGCGCAACGGCTGGAACATCACGCACCTGATCGACGCGCCGATGTCAACCGAACGCTTTAACGCCGGGGTTGTGTCAGCGATGCAAAAGCGGCGCATCCTCGGCGTCGTGCGCAGGACACTCATCATGGCGGTGGCGACGAATGACTAACATCTGGTTCGTGAAGCACAGCGAAGTGCTTTACAAATTGCAGCAGTCCGGTATCAAGTATCCGACCTTCAAGCGCACCGGCATGCACATGCGCGACATCAATGCCGGATACAAAAACGCGCCGGTGATCCCGCTGCTGTATGGCTACGTGCAAACGCAAGGCCGCCTGCCCGCGCCGGAACTGTGCGCGCGCTGGCTGTACGATAACCACGCCGACGAAACAGAAAAGCGCACAGAGCGCAAAGAGGTTATCCAGCGCACGATCAAGCTGGTACTGGACTTCTATCGCGAGCTGCACACGTTCGGCCTGCTGGCATCCAATGACTTCTTTGGCGTGGTTCGTTATGCCAAAGTTGACGACATCGATCTGGGCGTCGATTACACGGCCGAAGTGAGCGAGGCGCAGCAGCTCATCACACTGGACAAGATCGGCGTACAGGCGGCAATCGGTGACGCCCGCGCCTACACGCGGGAAGGGTACTTTCAGCCGGTGAAGGCGGCGCGGAAACTGACACGTACCGGCGGCGCGCTGAAGTGGGACGGCCCAATCCACTGGCTGACAAATGAGTTTCGGCGCGCGGCCTACGAGCCGGTTAGCGGCACGTTGTTGTTCACTGAAGCGCACGTCGCCGATCTTGTCGAAGAGGTAGCCGGGCAAGGTATTGTGCGCACGGCCGTGCAAGCGGACGCGGACACGCCGGAGTAGGCGCAGGCATGAAAGCGTGCACAGGTGCAACAGGGTGCTAGGCACTCAAAGGTAAGGTATCACAATGGAATTTGTTCAAAGCCCACTATTCACGATGTACCTGTTCGTTGGCGCATTGCTTGGCGCGGCGATTGTGGTGAAGAAGACCGGACGCGGCGACGGTCTTGGTTCCTGTCTGGCCTACGGCCTTATCGCCGCGCTTGTCTGGCCGCTGCTGCTGTTTCTGGCGATTATCGACACGACCAGCAGACCGAGCCGGTAGCTCTCTTTTTTCGGCTTGCATGAAATGATGGATAATGGTAGAGAATGATGAAAAACCATGATATACTAAACGCAGCCAGACGCGGCCAGCATTAAAGAGAGGAACATGCCAACGTTACCGGACATTGAAGGGATTCCCGCCGCACAGTTCAAAACGAACGTCACCAAGCGCCTTCCGGCACTGGCTAAAGAGCATTATCCAGAGAATCAGCCGCGGCGCGCGGCCGTGCTGCGGCGAGCGCTGCAACTCGCGCCGGAAATGCCGGAACCGGCCTGGCGCATGGCCAGAGGCGAACACGTCTGGGTTGTCGATCCCAATTACGTCCTGCGCGTGTGGCGTCTGGCGAACAAGCGGTGGTGCTGTCAGTTGATTGGCGCGACCCCGCTCAGCAGCTACGTATGCTTGCAAGAGACAGCCAGCAGCGGCAAGGCACAACTGGAAGCATATCTGTTATGGCGGGCCGCAAGCGCGGCCATATTCGACGCAGAGGCCGGGTAGGGATTGCATCATGAGAACGTTTGTGCTACCGTCACCGCGTCCGACATCCACGCATTTACCCCTCATAGAAACGGCCGTCAGCAGACCTCCTCTGACGGCCGTTTCGCATTTTGGGGCCGGAAATGGGGGTAGGCTATGCCGAGAATAGTCAAGAACAGATCATCGGAACCATCTGAGCCGGTCAAGCCGCCAATCGTGGCCAACGAAGTGAACGCACTCGCGGCCCGCATCTCCCGCAAATATGGGGACGTGCCCGGCGCGGTCGTGGCCCTGATCGTCGCGCACGACGGGCCGGTCCAGTGCTGCATACAGGTCGGTGGCTTTGAGGTCGCGTATCAGACGGCCGCCACGATTGCCGAGGCTATGGCGCTGGCTGAAGCGGAAGCGTGCAACACATGAGCGAGAAGAAGGTCAAGTGCTCACGCTGCGGCGCGCTGACAAAGCATCGCCAACTGTGCGACCAGTACCCGCCGCCGCGCGATCTGGTCATGCTGCTCATTGAAACGCCGATGCTTATGAGCGATTACGAGCGCGAATTCCTGCGCGCCGGATCGCGTTATTTCATTTACACCCGCTACAACCTGGGTCTTGCCATTTTGGAGCAGGAAAACCCGCAGTTGTTGGCGCGCTGGCATTCGTGGCGCGTCGATGAAACGAACAAGCGCAGGTTGAAGGGGCAAAGAAACAGCGGGAGGTACGGCGTCAACGCCAAGTACTGCGCCTGCTGCGAGGCAAAGCTGAGTAGTAAGCGCCTGCTGAAAGCAGCCGGGGTCTATGGCGATTATTGCGGGTGGTGCGTCGCTGAGCTGCGCTACAAGGCGGTATGCAGCGGCGACGTTCCCGAAGATATGCCGCTTGCTGAATTCGCCGAAGTGCTGGCAAAAAGTGGGACCGTGGCGGCGATGCAGAAGCGCCGCGAGTGGGTCAGCAAGGCCGCCGGAAAAGAGAGTAAACATCGGCCCGGCGCGAAAGCGATTGCGGGGCAGAACGTGCCAGCCTTCGCATAACCATTAGTGAAAATCACGGCAAGTTTTCAGGAAGGAAAGAGTAAAACGCAGGATCAGCGAAGGTATGCATATGCGGGGGTCGGTTTCGTGCGCTCGCGAACGTTTCGCAAAGGTTTACAGGGTTTTCTATGGGTAGTCGCAACTACGCCGAACTAATCCAGCAAGAGCTGGACGCGCTGGATCACCTCAATTCCAGACGCTCGATGCGCGACAAGACGTTGCTCGCCGTCGCCGCTGCGGTTGTGGACGGCCGTTCGATCAACTCCGTGCTCGGCACAGGCGGTGCGGTGCGAGAATCCACCTACTACAGCAAGAAAAAGGACTGGCACAACAACAGGGACTTTAAGCGCGCGCTGAACAACATTATCGCGCTGTACCGCCAACGCGACACTGAGATGCGTGAAGCGGCGGAAGCGGAAGCGCGAGAGAAGCGGCATCGGGAGCGGGCGCGCCTGATCGATGAGGGCAAGGCGATCTTGACCTCCCTCATCGCCGAACAGCTTCACCAAGCGGAGCTAATCAAGCTCAGAGCGCAAGACGCGCTGGAGAACGGGGAAGTGCCGCAGTCGGTCGGCTTGGAAGCCAGGCTCGACGAATTGACCCGCTTCATGAAAGTCATCTTTTCCGAAGAGCGTACCGAGTTCGACGAGACACCGGCCAGCAAGATACAAGCCGAATTTGATTGGCGCGCCAATTTGCCGGATGGGGTCACGCCGTCGGACGCGGACGAGGCTCTGAATCAGTTTGCGGAGATCATTGTCAGGCAGCAGCTACAAAACGTACTAGACGGCCGTCTCGGAGCCGACGACGAGAGCTTCACAGACGCGGACGGTGCCGACTGATGGACGCCGCCTACGCGCCGCTCATTCGCCAACTATGGGGCGACAACGCCCCGCCTGCGCTGCAAGAGGCGATCACCGGCGAACTGCAAGCGCGGGTTGCCCTGCTCATGCAAGAGGAAGCGCGGTCGCACGAACTGCTGCGGGATTGGCGCAAGTGGGTCACGTCGATGTTCCCGACCTACGCTTCCAAGCCTTTTGCTGATCATCACGTCGATTTCTGGCGCTGGGTGTGGGATATAGAAGAGGGTGTCCGGCCACGGCCGTTCGTGGCTATCTGGCCACGTGGCGGGGGAAAGTCTAGTTCGGCTGAAATGGCCTGTGTCGCTATCGGCGCACGCAAGGTACGCAAGTACGTCTGGTACATCGGCACGACCCAGGATCAGGCGGATAAGCACGTCGAGAACATCGCCGACATGCTGGAAAGCAGCGAGATAGCCGCCAATCACCGGCTGCTGTCGCAGCGGGAGATCGGCAAGTATGGCAACTCACGCGGCTGGCGCCGCAGCCGCCTGCGCACGGCCAGCGGTTTCACTGTTGACGCTATCGGCCTCGACACTGCGCGGCGTGGTTCGCGTGTGAAGGACGCGCGGCCGGACGTACAAATTTACGACGACATCGACGAGAAGCACGACACAGCCAAGACCATCGAGAAGAAGATACAGATCATCACCACGTCGCTGCTGCCGGCCGGTTCCAACGATCTGGCGGTCATGATGGTACAGAACCTGATCCACCCGGACAGCATTTTCGCGCAGCTCGCCGACGGCCGGGCCGGATTCCTGTACGACCGCGAAGTGTCCGGCCCACATCCGGCCGTGCGCGGCCTGACCTATGAAGAGCGCCCCGGCGGCGGATACGTCGTGACCGGCGGCGTGCCGACGTGGGAAGGGCAGGGGCTTGCCACGGTACAGGAGCAGATCAACGAGTGGGGCATCTCCGCATTCGAGGCCGAAGCGCAGCACGAAGTCGCCGCGCCGCTCGGCGGCATCTGGGATCACGTCATCTTCCGGCACGTCACGCACGACAAAGTACCGGGCATCGTGACCGGCTGCGTCTGGGTCGATCCGGCCGTGACGGAGACAGACAACAGCGACAGTCACGCCATTCAGGCCGACGGCATCGCCGCCGACGGTACGATCTACCGCTTCTTCTCGTGGGAGCAGGTCACGTCGCCGGAAGAAAGCATTTGGCGGGCGGTATTGAAGGCGGTCGAACTTGGTTTTGTGACCGTCGGCATTGAGACGGATCAGGGCGGCGACGCATGGCGGTCGGTGTATCGCTACGCCACGAACAGCATGCGCGAGATTTCGACGGCGCTTGTGGCATTGGAGCAGGGCGGGCTGGAACAGGACGCGGGTAAAGACGACAAGTATCAGCAGTTGCGCGCCCTGTCACCGGAAGACGCGGCGCGGCACACGGCCGTGCTTGCCGCGCATGACGAGACGAAGGTCGGGCAGGTACGGCCGTATGCGGCCGGTATCGTTTACGGCAATATCATGCTGCCGCGCTTCAAGTCAGCAAAGGCCGGGGCAGGGCATGGCAGCAAAGTGGAGCGCAACGCGCGCATGCTGACAGATTACGAGCGTGGGCGCGTGGTGCATGTGACCGGCACACACGAGGCGTTGGAAAAGGCATTGAAGCGTTTCCCGAAGGCGAAACCGTTCGACCTGGTGGACGCGGCATATTGGGGTTGGGCTGACCTTCGCGGCGTGTCGAAGGGCGTATATATCTAGGGGCAGGGGAAGATTATGGCAGTTAGACGATGGTGGCGCGGGTTTGGAGAAGGGAGCAACAAGGCACGCTCCGGTCCGCCGACAGAACAGAAGATGTCATTGAGTATCACGTCAACCGGCGTGCAGAAAGTGGCGAATTTGCCGGATACCGGCGCGGGCGCGTTGGTGGCCGCGTACCGGCACAACCAGCTCGTGCGCGCCTGCGTGGACATTCTCGCTAACAGTGCGACCGATCCGCGCCTGATCGTGCAGGCCCGCGACAAGGACGGCGACTGGAACGAGGTTATGGGCCACCCGTTCCGGCGGCTGCTCATGCGCCCGAACAGCTACATGGATGAAGCGATGTTTATCTCCTTCGCAGAGATGAGCATCGAGGTCATGGGCGTGTTCTACTGCGAGATTGTGCGCTCACGCGGCAAAGTGCCGGTGGAGCTGCATCCGCTGCAACCGCAGCTCGTAACGCCGCAGTATCGCACGCTGCGCAATGGCGAGAAGGAGCTGACGCACTATCTGTACAAGGATGGTCTGTACGAGCAGAAGTTTGCGCTGGAAGAAATGCTTGTGCGCGATGACAAAATGCTTGGCGGCCGATTGTCGCCGTTAGCATCTGCTATGCGCGCCATCGACAGTGACAACGCGCAAACCGACTACGTGCGTGCCTTCTTCGGCAACGCCGGTGTGCCGTCCGGTTTGTTGAAAATCCACAACCGCACGATTGACCAGGACGAGAGCCGCCGCCTGCAAGACCAGTGGGACGCGCGGTACAGTCTCGCGGGCGGCGGGGCGAATGGCACGGCCGTGCTCGACGAGAACGCGGATTACCAGAAGATCGGCGCGAATCTGAACGAACTGGACAGCCAGACGCTGCGCGGCTTCGACGAGAGCCGGATCACAATGGCCTTCGGGGTCCCGCCCCTGATCGTTTACGCCTATTTCGGCCTCATGCGCGCGACGTACAGCAATCTGAAGGAGGCTTGGTCGCAGTTCTGGCAGACGACGATGAGCAGCAAGCTAAAGGGCTGGCGCAGCTTTTTCACAGTCAATCTGTTGCCTGCGTTTGAAGACCAGAACGCGATCCTTAATGAGCAGACGCGCCTGTTTTGGGACATCTCGCAAGTCGGAGCGCTGCAAGAGAACGTGGACGCCGCCAATGATCGCGCGCGCAACAACTTCACCGCCGGTGGCATGACCTTGAACGAGTTCCGCGCGGCGGTCGGGTTGCGCGACTTCCCGGAACCCGACCTGGGCGACATGATCTACTTCCAACTGCGCGCCGCATCCGGTCTTTCCGGCATGTCGCCTCTGGCTGCTCTATCCGACGCGCAGACAGAAGCGGACGTTGCCAAGATTCTGAGCGAAGGCTTTGCGCGGCTGGAATTGGCACAGGGGGGAGCGCGGGAGGGCGGTAGTACGGCCGTCCAAACTACTCCGTCCGCTTCCAAGTGGCAGCTCGTTCGGCCGCAAGACGCGAAGATGCGGCAGGCGGAACAGCAGCGGCTTAAGCAGTATGGCGATGAGTTGTACGCATTAGCGGACAAGGCGCGGCAAGGGCAGATCGACAAGGAGCAGTTTGTCATCGACCTGAAGGCCCTGAGCCGCGACAGTCTCGTCGCTGCCTACGTGCTCGGTATGCTGCTCGGTGACGACGAGTTAACCGACGAGGAATTCGCGTCGGTGTACACGCACATTCAAAAGGCCGAAGAGAGCGCTGCCAATCTCGGTGAGGACATCTATGCCGGTCGTTATGGCGGGGTGCATCGGGACGAGGAAGACGAGGGCCAACCGGCCAGCCTGACGGCGCGCACGGCGCTCTGGGTCGGCGCGGCGGCGGCGGTGATCGTGCTCGGCCGGACGTGGCGACGGGATGACCCGGAACTGATGTGGAGGCGCGGCGCTACCGAAGAGCCGTGCAACGACTGTCTCGCCTTTGAGGGCACGACGATGAAGGCCAGCGTCTGGCGGGCGACGTGGGATGCTGAACGCCTGCCGCGCGGGCATGGGCTGGAATGCGGCGGCTGGAACTGCGAGTGCGATCTGTATGTGGTGGCGTAGGTGGACGTGAGCGAGATTGTGATGGACATCGTTGTGCTGTTCCTGATTGGCAACCAACTCTTTTTCATGGTTCTGGCGCTGTTGTTCGCTCTGGTCCAGAAGGAGCACGGCCGTGCGGGGTGCGACGTAACAGAGGGCATGTTAGCCGGTGTGCGCGGCGGTGAAGGTCAGGCAGACCGACCGCGTGTGGTGCATAAACGACACAACCGATTCGAGGTGAGATCGACTTATGGCGACGAGGGAAGATGAGCTTTTGAGGCGTGAGCAGGCGGCGATCCGGAAGGCGCGTGATGCGCGGCTGGCTCCGTGGCAGGTGCAGGCGGCGTACTACATCGCCATGCTGAACAACGCCGCCTTGCGCGACGGTGGGCAGGCAGTGACGTTGACGCTCACGCCGGGCAGCCCGCCGACATTGCAGAAGAGCGAGTAGGCAGGTGGAAATTATCAACCTTTAGCTGGGGAGCCAAAGGGTGTGTAATGATGACTGAGTTGGAAGCTGACAGGATGGTGCAGATTGACGGGGAGGTAACGGCGCGGGCGCTGCCCATGCGGCCGGATGGGGAAACGTTCAGCGCCGTGTTCGCCCTCCCATCCCGCGAACATGACCCGGAAGGGAAGATAGCGAAGGCGATAATTCAGGATGCGAAGATGAACGCCCTGCGCAGGGCGTTCGTAGACAGCGGCGCGATCTGGAACGGCCGTACGTACACGATCCAGTTCGACGAAGAGCGGGAACGGGTTCCTGAGTTCTACGGCCGTTTTGCGGATGGTGTACGCTTGCATTTATCTGTCCGGCCGGTGGCTCGGAGCGTCTTTGCTTACAACGACTTCACCCGCTATGTGACGAAAGACGGCCCGATACAGATGAGGCGCAGAGGTTGGCGCGGCAAGGTGCTGCGAGCGGTTGAACGGTTGCTGAATGTGGGCAGTGGAGGTGGACGATGAAGGGTGGAATGGAACTTGAAACAGTTAATAACATTAAGTGGGATGTGATAAGCGAGCCGTACTTGGGAGGGTACAAGTTATACGGCTTCATAGACGCAAACATGGGGGGATTCGCCGTCCCCGTCAAGAAAGCGGTCTGGGAGACAAAAGAGGTGGGCACGGTCGTGCCGATTGATGAGGTTGTTCCACTCTTGGCCTTGACCCACGAATCCGCCAGCCAGCTCATGGATCAGCTATGGCTGGCCGGTGTACGGCCGTCCAACGGCGCGGGCAGCCAGGCAACGCACGAGGCGCTACAGGCTCATATCAAGGATTTGCAGCGCACAATTGAACGGCTCTTTAACGAGATTGAACGGGCCGGGAAGCGGGGTGGCGCGTGATCGGGAAAGACACTCGCTCCGCCGACATTCTGCGCTTCCTGTACGAATACACGGCCGACAATTACGGCCGTTCGCCAAGCTCACGCGAGATCGCAAGCGCGGTCGGCCTATCCTCCACAAACAGCGTGCATATCTATCTCAAGCGGTTGGTTGAAGCGGGCTACATCGAACTTGTAGACGGCGGCGCGCGCAATATCAGGATCGTCGGCGCATGGTACAGCAACCCGCCGCTGCCGGATGAACTCGCGGCGCAGTACAACGAAGGCTATACCACGCGCGACCTCGGTGACTTGTACGGCGTGTCGCAGAGAACGATCACGACTTGGCTGAAACGTTCGCCGGATTACGCGCCGCGACAGAACGGGGTGAAGTGCTCCAAGCTGCTGAGCATGAAACCGCAGCATCCCTGCGCGGTGTGCGAGATTGACCTCGATCACCCGGACATGATCCGCATTGGGGACAAGTGCCTTTACTGCGCTGAAGAAGAGCTGCGGCAGAAGCTGGCCGAGGTCATGAGCGACCGCCCCGGCGTCCGCATGTCCGATCTTGACCTCTACCCCGCTAAATTCGCCGTGCACGTCGCACGGAGCCACTCACGATAGATGCGACGCTGTGCGCCGCAAATCGCCGCCTGCGCCATCCTGTGCGGCGTAGCTGACGCAAACTTGACTTCTCAGAAACAATGATATAATGGTGTAGAACGTTGTGAAACGTTAGATAACAAATAAATCGAGAAACGTTAGAAACTCGCCGTCGTCAGCATCCTTGCTGGCGGCGGCTTTTTTTGTTTTCCGAGGTGGGGGCCGATGGCTAAACAGCAAACTGAGTTCAAAAGCGTGCCGCAGTACATCAAGAGCGTGGACGGCCGTACGGTCGAGGGCGTGTTCGGCGTGTTCGGTAATCTGGACAGTTACAACGACATCTCGCATCCGGGGTCATTCGCCAAGACCATCGCTGAACGCGGCGGGAAGGTGCTGCATTTGTGGCAGCACGACTTCTGGTCGCCGCCTACGGCCGTCGTGACCAGTCTGCGCGAGATAGAGCGGCTGGAACTACCGGCTGTGGTACAGGCCAAGTTCCCGGAAGCGACCGGCGGCGCGGCGGTCAAGCGCACGTACATCGAAAGCCCGCGCGCCGACGAGATTCTGGCCTTGATCAAGGCTGGATCGCCTCTTGAAATGTCCTATGGCTACGACGCGATCCGCGTCGAGTACGAGGAAACCGAAGATCACGGCACTGTGCGGCACCTGCTGGAACAGCGTCTGTGGGAGACATCGGACGTGCTGTGGGGAGCCAACAGCGCGACGACGGTCAGCAAGGCACGGCCGTCTATCCCGCTGGACACGCTGTTGGGGCAGCTTGACAACTACCTCAGCGGCATGAAAGAGGGGCGGCGCAATGCCGAGGGCGACCTGGAACGCATCAATACCATCGCAACGCTTGCTTATGAACTGGGAGCGACCAGCGTCAAGTTGGTGACCAGTGAAGACGAGAAGGGGAAAGAAGCGGCGCTTGCTCAGGTAGCAGAAGCGGCAATGGCGGCCGCCACGAAAGAGGGCAAGGCAGAGAGCGAAACGCCGGAAGACGGCGAGCCGAAAGCCGACGCGCTCATCGTGGTCGTCGATCCGGAGCAGGCTGCTGCGCCTGAGCCGCCCGCCAACGCGGACGCGGATGGAAAGATCGCGGTAGGCGGCAACGTGGCCGAAGAACCGAAGGCAGAAGCGGGAGACCCCGAAGAAGCGGACAAGCCGGAAGCGGAAAACGCCGCGCCGGAACCGCCCGCCATTGACCCGGAAAGCGCGCCGGAGCCGGAAGATGCTCCACCCGCTGAGCCGGATAGCACAGACCACGCCGAAACAGAAGACACACACGAAGAAGTAGACGACGAAGCAAAGCAGCGCCGAGCCGGAGCCGCCGCAAAGGACGAGCAACCACTCACCCTGTTATTCGCTGAACTGGATTTGTTGGAATTGGAAGTTTTTCACCTTTGAGGGAAGTAGGGAGCCACTCATGTTAACGAAAGAAGCGAAGTTACAGAAGTTGGTTGCGGACGCGAAGGCGCTCCGTAACACGTTGGAAGAGCGTCAGGAAGCCGGGGGCGATGTCACGCAGGAAGAGCGCAATAACCTGCAAGCGATGATCGACGACGGCACGAAACTGAAAGCGCAGATCGAGCAGGAAGCGAAGCTCGATGAGATGGACACATGGATCAACGCGCCCGCGCACGAACGCCGCTCCAAGCTCGGAGCCGAGGCGCCGCAGCGGGCCAAGTCGTGGGGCACGATGGTCGTTGAATCGAAGGAATTCGAGTTCGCGTCCGAGAACGGCCGTGGCATGGCTCCGGTAATGGTCAAGGACATTCACGGCCTGGCCGAAGCCGCAGGCGGCGCATTGGTCGAGGCGATGCGTGATCCGGAACTGGGCATGATTGCCCAGCGTCCGCGCTCCGTGCTGGACCTGATCACCGTCGCGCAGACGAACAGCAACAGCGTGCAGTACGCGCGCCAGTTGGCGCGCACGAACGCCGCTGCACCGAAGCTGGATTACGACAGCGGCTGGGTGAGCAAACCGGAAAGCAACATCACCTTTGAGTTGAAGACCGCGCCGGTGGAGACGATCCCGACCTATGTCGAGGCCCATCGCCACATTCTGGCCGACGCGCCACAACTGCGCAGCCTGATCGATTCCGAACTCACGTACATGGTACGCAAGGTTCTGGAAGATCAGATCGTTTCCGGCAACGGCACGTCACCGCAGTTCGACGGCTTGACCCACGTCTCCGGCATTCAGACCCGCACGCAGGGAGCGACCGGGGATCGTGGCGGCGAGACGACCGACACGAAGGCCGACGCGCTGCGCCGCGCGATCACCGACATTCAGCTTGCCTTCTACGAAGTGGACGGCGTTCTGATCAATCCCGGCGACGCCGAAGACCTGGAATTGGCGAAAGACGCCAATGGCAATTATCTGAACATCTACGATCCGGTCGCGCTGCGCCTGTGGCGTGTGCCGGTCGTGGAATCGAGCGTGATGACCGCCGGGACTGCGCTGGTCGGCAATTTCCGCATGGGCGCAACCCTGTGGGATCGCCAACAGACGGAAATCCGCGTCGGTGAGCCGGGCAGCATGTTCCTTCAGAACGCGGTGGCGATTCTGGCTGAGCTGCGCGCTGCCTTCGGCGTGAAGCGCCCGACGGCATTCGAGAAAGTGACCTTCGCCTAGGTCGCTCTGTCATCTCTGGTAAGCGGAGCCAACACTTACCACCTCGCGGGGCCGGGCGGCATGGGGATACCAGTCGCTAACCGCCCGGCCGTGCGAGGGGACAGACACCGAACGCGAGTAACAGGGGAACAGGGAGCCAACTAATGAGCGTAATCGCTAAACACCAACCTATTGACTATCAGGGCTTTGCCATCCTCAAAGTCGCGCTTGCCGATGCTGACACAGCGGGTGGCATCGCGGCTGTGGCCAATCCGGCAGGGGAGGCGGCAATCATCCATCGCCTGCTTATCGACGTTGAAACCGAGTCCACCGGCGCGTGCACTGTTGATGCGGGCGTCGCCGCGGATGCGGAAACCTCATCCGACACGCTGATCGACGGCGCTTCTGTCGCCGCGGCCGCTTTGCTGAACAACAGCAACAACGCGGGCACGAATGGCAAGGCGGTCGTGGCGTGGGCGGCTGACAAGTTCGTGACGATCAGCATGGCCACCGGCGCGGCTGCCGATCTGGCCGGGAACGCCTACATCGTCTATTCGCTGGCCTAACGCCATGAATCTGAACGAGTACATCCCGGACCATGACATCACTGAGAAGCTGCCCGACGGCCGTAACGTGCTGATCTGGGCAGCCGGTAAGCCGATGGACATTGACCGGGCCGTGGCGCTGGGTCTGATCGAGCGCAGGCAGCCGGTTGTTATACGGCCGTCGGAGACGAAGGCCGAAGCGGAGCCGGAACCTGAACCGCTGCCGCCCGCCGCCGACCGAGCCACACCCGGCGCGTTGGCGCTGGCTAAAAAGAACAAGCTGGACATCGACGCCCTGGAAGGCACCGGCATCGGCGGGCGCATCACCAAGCGTGACGTGGAGGCGCTGCTCAAGTGACCGACTACGCCTATGTCACCCCCGCTGAGTTCGGCGGCGCTTCCGGTTATCTGAAGCAGATCACCATTACCGACGATGCCACGCTGCTGAAAGTGAACGCGGTCATTGCGCGGGCACAAGCGGTAGTCGATGGCGTGCTGGAACTGTCCTATGCCGAAGACTACGTGAATGAAGAGCGCCAGGTGCGCTCTTCTCGCGGCGCGTACTTCACCTTGCCGCCGCATGAAATCGGCAGTGTGTCGCAAGTGACGACGATGGACGGCGGCGACGTGTCGGATTACTTCCAGGAACTGCCTAACGGCGTCCTGTACGCGGTGGACAGCGGCGGTTACGAAGGCAACTGGGGAGCCGGTATGTATCTCGTGACCGCCGCGTGGGGCTGCGGGCCGGTGCCGCAAGACGTGAAAGAAGTGACGCTGGAAGTTGCGGTGAATCTTTGGCGCAGTGCCGAGGCGGGCCGCTTCTCCAATGTGATCGGCGCGTCCGATGGCGGCGCGGTCGGGTACGAAGGCGCGCTCACACCCTTTCAGGTGATGGTGCTGAAAAACGCGCGGCGCAAGTTGGTGCCGCAGGCGGTTTAGATGGCTGACAGTGAACTGGACACCATCCTGATCGGCTTGCACGAGCGGTTCGCGACAGTCACGGCGCTGGAAGCTCTGTTGGATCACGAGCCGCGCTCGATCCACAACAGCTCGCTGCTGTATTCCCTCTACAAGGAAACGCGGCGGGCGCAGCATGGGCAGGTCCTTTCCGAGACACATCAATTCACGCACCGCGCCTGCTTCTCCTACGCCGATCCGCAGGCTGCGGAAAAGGCGGTCAGAGCAGTGGTTACGGCCGTGCCGCTAAGTGTGGAGCAGGACCCGCAGCTGGGCCGACGCATTACGAGCGGCGGCGCGGTGGTGGAAGAAGGGCGCGGCGGGTTTGTGCTGATCGACGGCACGGTCTACCGCGTCGTGGACTTCACAAGCACGGTCGTTGTGAAGAGGCCGGTGCAGCGTGCCTAGTATCGAAGTGCGCGATCTGCCGGATGTGCTGCGCGTGACCTACGACATCGCGCAGGCGATGAAGGCCGGGGAGCTGGGCAAGGTCTACTCGCACGGCGCGAATCAGGGACGCGGGAATTACGAGTTCTGGGTGCAGAGCGACGAGATGCAGACCTCGCAGCATCAACGCACCGGCTGGCGTACCGACGAGACGGCCGTGCGCGAATTCGAGCCGAAGGCCGAGCAGATTTTCAACGATGTGATGAAAGACCTCGGCGGCGGCAAGGCCAGCGACCTGCTGCGCGAAGGGACGCGAGAGCTGCTGAGCCAAATCCTTGAATTCATGGAGTGGTATCCGCCGGAACCGCCGCAATCGACGTATGTGCGCACCGGCACGCTGCACGATAGCTGGGATATGGAGCTGAACCTATGAGCGAGATCGCTTTCTTTTACGACGAAACCAAAAACCAGCAGGGCCGCTTTATTTCCGGCGTGCCGCTGCGGAACCTGACACAAGACGAGGTAGACGCGCTGCCGCCGCACAAACAGGCCAGTCTCGCCGCCTCACCGATGTATCTGACTGCGCTGGACGCAGGAGAAGCCGACGTGGCCGATGAAGTCATCCTGAATGAACTGGATTGGCTCGCGGACGACGAAGAAGAGTAGACGTGAGCCGACGCTGAGGTGTGGAGCCGCCGCAGCAACAGGGCTGAAGCAATAGTGCTGACGCGATTGAGCTAAAGCACAGGGGAAGGGGAGACACATGGCTGAAATAGCTTTTGAATCATTGGCAATGGCGCTGGAAGGGACGACCGGCACGGCCGAAACCGCACCGACCAGTTTCATGAATCTGGCTGGTACGTTAGAGCCGGTCATTGAGTATTACGAGCCGGACGAATCCAGCGGCTTGCTGGCTGCGCGTATGCGCACGAAGCAGACGCGCAAGTATGGCAATTTCGACGCGGATGGTCCGCTGGACCCGAACACGCTCATTGAGTTCCTCTCGATGATCGCCAAAGGCGGCGTTACTCCGGCGCAGCCTGGCGCCGCGTCGGATACGTATGATTGGGATTTTTCGCCCACGATGGACGCGGACGATCTGAAGTTCGCCACCCTGTGGTGGGGCGATCCGAACATGACGCATGTCCTGCGCGGCAAGTATGGCTTCATCGACAGTCTCACGATTGCCAGTGATGCTTCCGGTATCGACGGCGCGACGCTTTCCATCTCCGGCATGACCAACTTCCCGGAGAAGGTCACGCCGCCGACGTATCCGGATCAGGCATTTGCGCCGCTGATCGCCGGTGTGAACATGCAGCTCTATCTTGACACGACCAGCGCCATCGGCACGACGGCCGTCACCGGTCGCGTGGTCAGTGCGCAGCATGTGCTCGAATCCGGCATCACGCCGAAGTACGTCGCCGCCGGTCCGACGGCCGATTTGTCCTACTCGCGGCATGGCCGTGGCAAGCGCGGCATGGTTACGAGCGTGGTCATGGAGATCCCGGATTACGCGCAGTATGACATCGCCATGCTGGCCGATACCGTCGCCAAACTGCGCGTCGTGCACAATGGCGCGTTCATCGAAACCGACAGCGTAGCCCTGTACTACGGCGTGACTGTAGATACCTACGGCGTGCTGCGCTTCGGCGGTTGGGGCGAGCTGGAAGGCACGAACCGCACAGCGACCTTTGAGGTGCACAGCGAGTACAACGCGGGCGCGGGTGTAGACTGGGCAATCAAGGTCCGCAATAAGGCCGCTGCGCTGGCTGCGTAGGCGCGGAAAACTGCTCTTGACAGTCTTTATCCGGCGGTTATATACTTTTGTGAAACGTTGCAAAATGATGTGAAACAACATCAAACCCGCAACCGCTCACGCCGAGAAACGTTAGAAACTCGCCGTCGTCAACAGTTCTGTTGGCGGCGGCTTTTTTGTTGTCTGTGAACACAAAGCAAGGAGAGCCGACGATGTTCATTAACCCGCAGGAAACGTTAACCGTACACGACGACAAGGGCAATTCCATTGTCATCAAAGCCAAGATGGATTTTGCCGATTACGCCAAAGTCGAAGCCGCGCTCATGCAGTTGAAGTTAAAGAGCGGCACGAATGGCAGCACGCGGCCGGCAGACCAGGCCGAGATGGAGATCGACGCGACTGTCACCTACAGCGCGCAGAAGATGGCGCTGCTGAAGGTCTGCATCCGCAGTTGGGATGGTCCTGATTTCGTCGGTGTGGTGTGCAGCGAAGCCAACATTGCGCGGCTTGACCCGAACGAGCCGCTGGTCGAGAAGGTGCTGGACGTGATTAACCAGCGCAACGAAGAGCCGACCAAAGCGCCGCCCGCAGCCCCGGCGCCTGACCCAAACTTCCAGGAGCCGCCTACCTTCGCGGAGTAAAAGGCAGGTGGCTGAACCGCCTGCGCGGCATCCCGTCGCTGTCACCCGCAGGCTATCACGATCTGTGCGTGACGTTGGCGGTGAAGCACAACTGGACGCCGGAACAGATCGGCCGCATGGACCCGTATTTCGTGAACGAACTGTTTATGCGGCACGAGGCGGAAGCGGATTATCAGGCGGCTGAGGCCAAGAAGGCGGAACGGAAGAACAGGCGGGGTAGGAAGGGCAGGTAGCAGGGTAGGGGACTAGGGGGCAGGGGAGCGCGTAGAGAGTGACCGCAGAACTCGCAATCATCGCCAAGCTGGAAGACAACGCAAGCAAGGGCCTTGCGTCTCTGGACGGCCAGCTGCGCGGGCTGGAAGGCGCGGGCGGTGTCGCGTCCAAGGGGTTCGCCAACCTTGAGACAGTGATGAAGGCGACCGCTGTGGCGGGGGTTGCGGCGTTTGCGGCTGTTGGCGCGGGTGCGATAAAGCTCGGCGTAGACGGTGTGAAAGCGTTCGCTGACTTCCAGGGCGGCATGAACGAAGTGTTCACGCTTATGCCGGGCATGTCGCAGGACGCCATGTCGGCCATGAGCAACGACGTTCTCGCGTTCGGCCAGTCCATCGGTAAAACGTCTGACGAAATTATCCCGGCGCTGTATCAGGCTATCTCTGCCGGTATACCAGCAGAGAACGTGTTCACGTTCATGGAGACGGCGAACGCGGCGGCGGTCGGCGGCGTGACCGATCTGGAAACGGCCGTGGACGGTATCACGTCCGTGGTCAATGCCTACGGCGCTGAGACGATGAGCGCGGCGCAGGCCAGTGACTTGATGTTCACGGCCGTGAGGCTGGGCAAGTGCGTCACCGGCGACACGCGGGTACTACTCGCGGACGGCCGTTACGTGCGCATTGACGAGCTGGAAGAAGGCGCGGACGTGGTGTCTTATGACGGCCGTACATTCCAGGTACGTCCGGCGACGTGGGTGGATCAGGGTACGAAGCCGACTGTGAAGCTGACCACACGCCTGGGCCGCGAGATCACCACGACATGGAACCATCCCTATCTGGCGCACAAGAAAGGACGCGACATACGCTCCAATGCCCGGCCGGAGTGGACAAAGGTAAGCGACCTTGAAGTTGGCGACCGCATTGCGGTGCCGACGGCGCTCCCCTACTTCGGTGACGTTGATGTGCCGGAACACGAAGCCGCGTTTCTGGGCTTGTGGCTTGCTGAGGGCGCTGTACAGAAAGGCTCCGCGAAGATAACCACCACGCTCTACGGCGACCAGATCACGACATGGGCTGACAAGTTCGGCTGCGTCGCCAACAACACTGACAAGCGCGAAGGCGCTGCTCCTGTTTACCAGTTCACGAAAGGTTACAGGGGCGGCCGTGAGCGCACACGGCCGCAAGAGCTGCTTATCGAGCTTGGCTTGGATGACGTGACATCGGCCACGAAGCACATCCCTGAGCAGGTGTTTAGCTGGAAGCGTGAGCGTATCGCTACGATGTTGCACTGGCTGTTCAATGGCGACGGGTGGCTGAATGACGTGAGGCAGCAAGGGCGCAGCGGCTTCCAGCTTGGCTTTTGCTCCAAGAGCGAGCAGCTAGTGCGCGATGTGAATCACCTGCTTTTGCGCTTCGGCATTGTGGGGCGCATTCGCCAACGTAAGGATGTCAATGCATGGGTCTGGGAAGTCAACCGGCACTATGAGATTTCGCGCTTCGTGCGCTTTATCGGTATCGACCGCCCCGCCGCCGAACGTGTCGCAATCCATGTGCCGGAAAAGCAAAAGGCAAGCTTCGACGTAGTTGAATACGACCGCATTGTCAGCATCGAATCCGGGCCAGAACAGCACGTTTACGATCTGTGTGTCGATGAGCTGCATAACTTTGTCGCCAACGACATTGTGGCCCACAACACCGACTTCAGCCAACTCTCCGCCTCCCTCTTCCAAGTCACGCCAACCGCCGCCGCCCTCGGTGTCGGCTTCGGTGATGTCACCGCCGCCCTGGCCAGCCTGACCGCGCAGGGCGTGCCCACCTCTGTCGCTACGACGCAGATGCGGCAGATGTTCATTGAGTTGAGCAAGGAAGGCGGCAAGACTAGCGCCACGTTCCAGGAGCTGGCCGGCCAATCGTTCAAGGACTTCATCGCTTCCGGCGGTAACGTGGCCGACGCGCTGGAAATGTTGGAAGCATACGCCAAAGAAACCGGCGTCGGCGTAAACGATCTGTTCGGTTCAGTGGAAGCGGGCGCGGCGGCGCTGGGCCTCACCGGTTCCAGCATGGAAGGCTTCCGCGCCAACCTCGCGGCGATGGACGAATCGGCCGGAGCGACGCAAGCCGCTTACGAACAAATGAAAACCGGCATGCAGCTCGTCTTCGACATCATCGGCGCGACGGTTGACAACTTCAAGATTCGGATCGGCGCGGCGCTGGCTCCGTTCGTGGACGAACTCGCTCCGAAGATCGCTGCCTTTGCAGAGCAGGCCCTGCCGAAACTGGAAACGGCGTTCAAGGCGGTCACAGAGGTGATCGCGCTGTTTACCGGCCTCGGTTCGGATTCCATTGACACGCTGGACAACATGCGCGACGTGCTGTTCGACCTGGGCATGACATCGCCCCAGGTGGATGCCCTGGAAACGGCCGTGCGCAACGTGGCCGACGCCATCAAGTCGTTCATCGCCAACCTGCAAGAGGGCATGTCGCCGATGGATGCCTTCATTGAGGCGATCTGGGATATGGTTCCGCTAGAGACCGCGATGGCCTTGGCGAACATACGTGATGGGATAAACAGCTTTATCGATGCGGTAAAAACAGCGGTAGAGCCGATCACCTCCTGGATTCAGGAGAACGTCAAGCTGCAAGACATCCTCGCCGTCATGGGCCTGGTTGTCGCGTCCGTTGTCCTACCCGCGCTGGCCTCGTTGCTGGTTACGGTTCTTGGCTTTATTGCGCCAATTGCGGCGCTCGTTCTCGCCGTCGCCGGACTGCGCGTCGCGTGGGAGAGTGACTTCCTCGGCATCCGCACGGCCGCTGAGGGCGCTTTCGAGTTCTTGCAAGGCGCATTTGAGTCGGTCAAGACGGCTATTGACACGTTCAAAACCGCAATGGCTGACGGCCTCGATCCGGTTGACGCGCTGCGTGAAGCTATAGGCACGTTTGGCGAAGACGCACAAGGCGTATTCGACAAGGTGATGGAAGCGGTCGGCAAGCTCACAGACTTCTTCGCGCCCACTATCGAGCGCATACAGGAAGCGTTCGCCGGATTAGGCGACAGTATGAGCGAAAACAGCGATGTGATCGATGGGCTGAAAGAAGCCTTTGATCGCATCGTGCCGATTCTTGAAACAGTCGGCGGAATCATTGGCGGGGCGCTCGTCCTGGCGGTGAAGGTGCTCATGGAAGCCTTCGGGCAGCTAATCGAGAACGCCGGTCAAATTTTCGGCGGGCTGGTCGAGACTATCACCGGTGCACTGGACACGATTTCCAGCATCGTCGAAGGCGTGATCGGGATCGTTAAGGCGGCCATTGAAGGCGACTGGACAGGCGCGTGGGAAGCATTCAAGGAAACAGCGTCCGGCGTCATCGAAGGCGTGACAACCATTATTAGCGGGTTGGGGGAGATCGTCGATGGTGTCTTCGGCGCAATTTGGGACACGATATCCAATCTCGTCACCGACCTCGGCGGCACGGCCGTCACATGGGATGAGTTCAAAACCAATATCAGCACCGCCTTTGAGGACGCCAAGACAGCGGTCACGACAGCGCTCACTGACGCGCTGGCCGCTGTCACCGGCTTTGTGACCGACATCACGCAGGCAGGCCGCGACATCATCAATGGCCTGATCGGCGGTATCGAAGAAAAGAAGGAAGCCGTCAAAACCAAGATAACCGATATCATTGGCAGCATACCGGACGCGGTGAAGAAACTGCTCGGCATCGCGTCACCATCTCGCGTCTTCGCCGCTATCGGCAGCTTCATCATGGACGGCCTCGCCATCGGCATTGTCGAAGGCGCTGACGGCCCAGTCGCGGCCATTCGCACGGCCGTCGGTGACATTAAGCTCACCGCCATGAACGAGATCGCGGAGATGGTCGTCAACGTCACCTCGGCGATCAATCCGGCGATTAACGCCCTGAACCAGTTGGCGAATTTCAGCGTTGACCCGCGCGTCGGCGAGAACACGAGCCAGTTCATGTTCTATCTGCGGCATCTGGTCGCCTCGGTGGTTGTCATGGCCTTCGAGCTGGACGGCGCGCGCAACAAGACGCTGAAAATGGCGCAGATCATCAATGAGATCGTCGGCAGTGTCGGCAGCGGAATCACGTCCTTTAACCAGTTAGCGCGCATGGCCTTCCCGCCCTCGCTATTGCCCAACATCGACCAGTTCGCCGGAGCGGTCGGGCTGTTGGCGTTCCAGTTCGCCTCCATCGCTGACCAACTGGAAACCGAGTTGATCGTCAAGGCACAGGCGCTGGCTGAGATGACCGGCGAGTTGTTTGGCGTTATCTCCGAAGTGCTGGACGGCTCTCGTGCGCTGGCAAACATGGATTTCGCGGCAGTCGTGTCTGGGCCTTACGGCACGCTGGCGAATCAGATCGTTGTTTTCCGCAACATCGTGCGCACGTTGGTTCGTGAGTTCGCCGAAGCCGCGCTGGAACTTGGCGGCTTTGCCGATTTCGTAAGCGCGTTTGCTGAGGCGGCAGATAAGGTAGTCGGCCTAATCGCTGAGGCATTGGAAGCGTCATTGGCGCTGGCTCAGACTGACTTCGATGCCTTGGTCAATGGCCCATACAACCATCTGGCGACGCAGATCGTGACGTTCCGCAACATCATTCGCACGCTCGTGCGCGAATTCGCCGGAGCAGCGTCAGATTTCAGCGTCGAACTCATGGACAGCGTGAGCGCCTTCGCCGACGCGGCTGGGGATATTGTCGGCCTCGTCGCCGACGCGCTGGCTGCAACGACGCTGCTTTCGGAGTTCGACTTCGTAACGGCCGTCGGTGGCATGACGTTGGCAAACAACATCCTCATTTTCCGCAACATCGTCAATACGCTTGTCGCCCGCTTTGCCGAAGTCGCCGCCGGTTTCACCGACGCTCTGTCGAGCCAGGTGCAGTCGTTTGCCGACGCAGCCGAAGCGGTGCTTGACCTGATCGAGCCGGGTATCGAAGCGGTGCGTATTCTGGCCAATGAGAGCATTCCCTCACTGGCCGAAGCCGGAGCCGGGACTGACACGACGCTCATTCGTTTATCGGACTGGATCAGCCTGATTGCCCAGCAGTTTTCCATGATCGCCCAGGGCATGAGCGAGGAAATGTTTACCAATGTTGAGGACTTCACCAACGCGGCGCTGGATTCGATGAGCTTGATCGAGCCTGGTATTGCGGCCGTGCGCACATTGGCTACCGAAACCATCCCGTCCGTTGCTGAGGCCGGTGCGGGTACTGACACAACACTCATTCGCCTATCGGATTGGGTAAGTCTGATCGCGCAGCAGTTCAGCATGATCGCGCAAGACCTCAGCGAAGAGGCGGCAACGGCGATCAATCGCTTTGCAACCGCAGCAGAGGCGGTTCTCGGTTTGATTGAACCGGGCATCGCTGCGATTAAGGCGCTTGTTGAATATGAAGGGGTAAGCACGCTGAAAGGCAAGGTTGAAACGTTTGCCGATGATTTGAAAACAGCCGTGGTCACGTTGGCGAACAAGCTGAACGAGATTGCTGACGGGGTGGAAGGCACGCTTACGGATGCGGCGACACTGGCTGGGACAGCTTCCGGCGTGCTGGCGATTGTTGGCCCGGCTATCGACGCGCTGAAAAAGCTGGCCGAGTACGAAGCTGTCAATAAGTTGCCGGAAAAGATGACTAAGTTCACGACCGACCTTGATACGGCCGTGCGCACGCTATCGGAGAAGCTGAACGCGCTGGCGAATGACATCGGTGACGAAGTGGCGACTGCCGCCACGTTCGCGGGCAGCGTCACTGCTATCTTCTCGGAAGTGTCGTCGGCGCTTGACGGCCTGAAAGCTATCGCTGATGCCAAGACTCCCAAGACAGAGCCGAAGATGGAATATCTAGTCGAGCAGGCCAACCTCATCGCCACGACGCTCAGCGGCGCGAATCAGACGATCAATGGCACGATTGTTGCGGCCGCCAAAGCATTCGCCGCCGCAGTGAATGAAGTCGTCAGTGAAGTCATCGAGGCGCTGGCAAGCCTGAACCGGCTCGTCACCGCCAACACGCCGGGCGGCTTACAAGCGATCCTTGACGCTATGCGCGCGGCGCTCAGTAACCAGATCGGACCGGCGGGGATTATCGGACGCGAAATCGGCAACGCTTTTGCGACCGGCCTAATGGCTGAAATGCAAAGCCTGCTCAATCAACTGAGCGGAGCCATGAACACGCTGCTGGCTATTCTGCGCTCCGGCATTGGCCCGGCGGGGCAGGCGGGAACTGATTTGGGGAGAGCGTTTGCCTCGGCGTTGGCGGCACAGCAAGGGCTGGCGGCTCAGGCCGGTGCGCTTATCGGCGACGCAGCGGCCAATGGCCTGAAAAACGCGCTGAACAAGCAGGCCGCCAACATCGCCAACGCCGCGCGGGACATGGCGCGGCAGGCAGCGGAATCGGCGCGGCGGGAGTTACAGATCGCGTCACCATCTAAGGTGTTCACAAAGATCGGCGAGCAAGCCGGTCAAGGGTTCGTGCTGGGCCTGCCGACCATCAACGCCGCTGCCTTTGCGGGCGCGGGCGCATCTTCTGCCACAACTAACAACGTGCGCCAAGGCGACAACATTTCGATCCACATCTCGGTTGGCGGCAACGTCAGCGCGTCAACGCTGCGCGACGTGGAGACGGCCGTGCAGCGCGGGCTGAACAGCGCCGGTCGCAGCGCGGAAAGCAGGAGACGGCGATGAGCGAGTACGCAGTGCTTGAACTCGTCTGCGGGCGCACGACGCTGGACCTGCTGTCTGCGCCTTATGCGCTGGCTGCCAACGGCTACGCTCCGGCCATCGCCTCACGCAGCAAAGGTGACTTGGGCGGCAAGGGTATCTATAACGATGTGCCGGAAGAGATCATTATCGACATTCACGGCCGTACACCTGCCGAGGTGTATGGCGGGCAGCAGAATCTTATCGCCATGCTGGATCGCGCCGACGCATGGGAGAACAGCGGCGCGCGCGAAGCGGTGATCCTGCGTTTCCAGCCGCAGCACAGTTTGCTTGACGCCCCGCTGGAAAGTCTCGTCGTCGGCAAGACCGGCGACAGTGACGCGCTGCTATCGCTGGCCGCCAACTACAATGACCGCATCCTCATCTACGAGATCGAAGGGGCGCGCATTGCCTTTCGCCGACGCGGGCAACTGCTCGGCGATGAGGAAACAGCGGAGAGCACAAGCGCGGTCACGCTGCCGGGTGTGGTATCGGCGGCGGCGCTTTCAGAAACCGACTTCGCTTCGCCGACGGCCGTGGAACTGCTCGGCCTCGGCCTCGGCACGGAGCTGCTCGGCGACGGCTTTCTGGCGTTGACTACTGCGCCGGTTGCCAGCGTCAATGGCACGAATTTCGGCATCTTCGCCGTGGCCGACATGACCGGCGACAACTTCGCCTCACAGGACGATTCGGCGAACAATGCCTACGGCGACGACATCATGCGCATTGACGCGGCCAGCAATCAGAGCGGCTCGCTCACGATTGACGTGGACAGTGATTATGAGGCGCTGCTGGTCTACGTCGCGCTGCGCAATAACGGCGCGACAACGCCGTGGCGCATCCGCGCGCGCTCCACCGGCTATCTGGACACGACCACGCGCTGGCAAGTCGTCGGCACAGCTTCGCAGCAGCCGCAGATCGTGGCGCTTGACGTGCTGCGCAGCGTGGCCGACTACCACAAGCGGATCGTGATCGAAGTCGAAACAGCCAAGAGCAGCGGTACGTTGGACGTGAACTACATCGCCACCGTGCCGCTGGTCGAAGACACGCACGTTATCGCCATCCGCGGCGGCGCGTACACGACGCAGGCGTACACCTACGATCTGGTCATTGACCATCAGGCGCTGGCGCGCAAGCGGGCAATCGCTTATTTGAGGGCGGCGCAATCATGACAACAGTTGTAGAGCTAAACGCAAGTAAAGACGCCTGGCACGAGGAAAAGCGCGCAAGTACGAAGTTCGGCACTGGCGACGGTTTGCATGTGGCCGTGCCGGGGCGCACAGAGTACGGGCAGCGCAATTCGTTCCTGCACTTTGACTTGTCCGGCATTCCCAGCGGCTCGATATGCGAGAGCGCGGTGCTGACGCTGACCAACTACTACAATGGCGCGGGCGGCGCGTCTATTTCGCTGCATCCGATGCTGTTCGGCTGGTCGGAATCGCAGCTTAACTGGTATCAGTACGACGCCGGATTTAGCTGGCCCGGCGGGGCAGGCGGCAACAAGGCGGGCGTCGATTACGACAACAGCGTCACCCTCGGCACGTTCACCGGCCCGAACAGCAACTACGCCAAAGCCAGCGTCAACCTGAACCCGACAGAAGTCGCGAAGTGGTTCGGCGCCGCACCGGCGCGCGCCAACTTCGGCATGACCATGCGCGCAACGGCGCGTGTGAACAATTTCTATGGCAGCGGCGCAAGCGTAGCCGACCGACGGCCGAAGCTGATCGTCACTTACACCGAAGCGACTGTCGGCAAAGCAGAGGTCGCGGCCACGGCTTACCGCGCAGGCGGGCAGGCATTGGCGACGGTTACGACGGCGGTGCAGGAATTTGGCGTGATCCGTCTGCCGCCTATCCCGATCACCACCGGCGGCAATCTGTTCTGGCAAACGCGCGGCCCGGTCATCTCGGCGGCGCTGTTGATGACGCAGGGCGATATGTGGGTGATGTCCGATGACAGCGACGATCCGCAGACGTTTACGCTGCGGGTGAAGCGCAAGCGCGCGTATTTGGGGCCGCAATAATGAGAGTGAGCATTGAACTATACGACGAGCCGCAGGGACGCCTGCTTGAGGACTGGACGGCCGTGGCGGTCGATCCGGTGATCAAGAGCGACGAGCACGGCTACTGGTCATTCTCGCTTTCTGTGCCGATGTCGCTGCGGGAGGGTTTTGAGTTCTACGCCAACAGCTACCGCCTATGGCTGGTCGTCTCATTTGGTGGGCGGGCGATTTGGGAAGGACGCGTGGAGGATGTCAAGCTCTCGGCGGGCATGATCGACGTGGTGGCCTACGGCGCGTGGAACTACCTGACTGACACGCTCTACACCGCGCTCTGGTCAGATACCGGCTACGGCCGTTGGTTCCTGCTGACCGGCGACGACAGCGCGGCGGCAGGCGCGGACCGCTGGCAAGCGGACAACAATAACCGCCTCTATGCCGCGCCGATGAAGGATGAGCAGTTCGGCAATGCGGCGCATGTCTGCACCTGGGCCTACGCCATCCCGCAGAACAGTGAGCGGCAGATTCAGGAGATTGAATTCGACTACGAGATGAAAGGGCCAAGCGGCGACTGGCGTATGCGCGTCTGCCGCGCTGACGGCTCGTGGGCGGCCAACCTGACCACGATCTGGCAGCTTGAATCCAACGGCTCGGTGCAGACAGGCAGCGGTGCGGTGGACTGGTCAGCGACGCCGACGGATCGCCTGATCGTGCAGATGTTTTACGACGCGGCCGGGCCGACGACGTACACCGGCGAGACCGGTGACGACGTGTATTTCAAACTCACGGCCGTGCGCGTCAAAAGCTTCACCGCCGACGAGCTGACCGCCGATGTCGTGGTACAGGCGCAGACCGCCTATGCCGCCTCACGCGGCGCGCCGCTGGCAACTGACGCGGCGCTGATCAGCAGCCCGAACGTGGACCTTGACGATCTGATCATCGAGGACAAGCGGCCCGCGGAGACGATTAGCGAACTGGCCGCGCAGGGCGACGATTCCACGCCGCCGCAGAGCTATGAGAGCGGGGTCTGGGAAGACGGCCGTGTTTTCTTCCGGCCACGCATCGCCGCCGACGCCGACGCCGGAGACGGCGATCACATGGTTTGGCATCTGTTGGTTGAGGCCATTGAGGCGGAGCGCAGCATCGCTACGCTGGCGAACAGCGTCTATGCCACCTATAGCGAAGACGGCCGTACAGAGCGGCTCACAGACGCCGACAGCGTGGCCCTGACCGGCGTGCAGCGTGACGAGATGGTCAACGTCAGTACGAGCAGCGCGGCGCGGGCCGAAAACGTGCGCGCGGCCAAGCTGGTGGACACGTCCGATCTCGAATCGCGCGCGTCGATTCGCATCGGCGCGATCATGGACACGCTCGGCACAGACGTGCCTTACTGGTCGGTGCGCAGCGGTGACGTGGCCTATCTGACCAACTTGCCGCCGGGCAACCGCTTTCTGGACGGCATCCGTTCGTTCCGGATCAAAACGACTGAATACAACCTTGCCACCGGCGAGCTGGCATTAACGCCATCAGAACTGCCGCAGCTTGACGTGATTCTGGCGGGATAGGGAGACACAACCATGAAGTGGACGACAAGAGGGTTACGCAGACTGTTGGGTTATTCGTTTCGCGGCGAGAACGTGCCCGGTAATTTCTATCTGGCGCTCATCACCGCCGCGACGCCGCCGACGGCCGCGACAAAGAAGCTGAGCGAGCTGACGCAGATCGCCACCGGCTACGGCTACGCCAATGGCGGCGTCGTGCTGACGCGCAGCGATACCGACTTCACCCCGCTGACAGAAGACGACCTGCGCGGCCGCGCGGTGCTGCGACTGGCGACCAAGACGGTGACCGCAAGCGGCGGCGCGATTCCGGCGAGCGGCAGCCGCCCGCGCTATGTGGCCCTGACCGGCGACAACGCGACCGTGGCCGACCGTGAGGTGTGGGCCTATTGGGATTTGGGCACAGAAGAGTATGCACCGGCGGGCGCTTCGTTCGACATTGAGGCGCTGCGCCTCCTCTTGTCGGCGGAAACGCGGTTCACGGTCGTCGGCCTGGCCGAAATGCTGGACTGGACTTTTCGGGCCGCGACCGCGCCGACGAACCTGTATATGGCTCTGGTCACGTCGGCCGCCGCGCCGACGGTCGCGACGGAGACGATGAGCGAATTGACGCAGATCGCGGCTGGAAATGGCTACAGCGCAGGCGGCTATCTACTGGCGCGCAGCGCGGCAGATTTTGACACGCTCAACGAAAGCGATGTAGCAAATACGGCCGTGATCGGGGTGAAGGGCCTGTATTGGAGTGCGACCGGCGACCCGATACCGGCTTCCGGCGACGGCGTGATGTATGGCGTATTGACCACCGACGAAGGCACAGTCTCGGCGCGCAAGGTGCTGGCGTGGTGGCCCGTGCCGGATGGTCCGAAGACGGCGTTGGCCGGTAATCAGATCGCCCTGCGCGGCGCGACGGCGACATTCAGCGTGGCAGCGTGAACGATATGGATTTTGGCGCGGTTCTCATTTTTGCTTTGCTCTGGTTTGGTGGGCTGATCTGCCTGCTCAATGCTTGGCTGTACGGTTCGCAGTTCCTGCGCTTGCAGTTCGTGTCGTTTGCTCTGGCGCTGTTTACCGCCGCGTCATTTTATGGCTATCTGGCCTACGTCAGCTATTCCGGTGCAGAACTGGATATTGAATTCTCGCGGGTGTGGGCGCGGATTGTTTTCGTCACGATTGGCCTGTTGTTAGGCCTGAACGCGACCGCGTGGCTCGTACTGGCGTGGTCACAGGGACAAGACGTAGAGACATGAGCGCAGAGCAGCAAATCATCTTGGGCATTTTGGCAAGCGGCGCGATGGGCGCGCTTGTCGCCGGTTTCTTTCAGGTGATTAACGCGCACGGCGCGCGCAAAGCAGACGCGCCGGTTAAGGAAGCTGATGCGGCAAGTAAGCTATCGGATAGTGCCATGAAATTTGCCAATGAGCTGCAAGAAGAGCTAAAGAGGTTCCAGATCGAAAGAAACGAACTGCAAGAAGAGCTAAAGCGCTTCCAGAGCGAGATACGCGATCTGCAAACCGAGCGGCAAGTAGAGCGACAGGCAGAACAGGCCGAGCGCCACGCTGAGCGCGAAGAACTGCTTGGCCGCGTGCGCGTGCTGGAAGCGCGTGTGTCAACACTGGAAGCGGAGAAGGCGGAATTGACTGTCGAGATTGAACAGTTACGTAACGAGAAAGCCGACAAGCGTCGGCGTGACGATATGGGGCGCTTTGTGCCCGAAAAAGGAGAGTAAGTAATGTTAACCGATTGGCAGTTTTTCAAGCACAGCGGCAACCCCTCCGGCATACAGGACGGAGATGTATTCAGCATCTCCACCGATGGCGGGGAGAGGGGCACTTTTTTCAGATATCTGGAAGGCGTCACGGCCGGCCAGTTGGTGCGCTATACAGGCGGCTCAAGCGGCAGTACGCCGCAGACAAAGGTTCTGTTCTATAAAGGGAATACGTACACAAATAAAAGTGTCGATGTCGAGAGCGGCAATGTCGTCACTGTGCCCAGTGGCGTGAATAAGCTGCGTCTTGATCTGCGCAACTGGGGCGGCGGCGGCACGGCCGTTTGGGAGAATCCGCAGCTCGCGCTTGTTGACGATCCTGAACCTGAGCCGCCGACAGAGCCGGATGAGCCGGAACCCGATCCAGTTCCCGATCCACAGCCGGAACCGGAGCCTGACCCTGAACCGGAGCCGCAACCCGATCCAACCCCTGAGCCACCGACGGGGCCGGTCTACTTTGTAGCCACAAATGGCAACGACAGCGTGAGCAAAGAAGCTAACAGCATCGACCGGCCGTGGAAAACGCTGCACCTGAGCGCCGCCAAACTATCGGCAGGTGACACGCTGTACGTGCGTGGGGGCACGTACGCGCTCCCGGTTGATGGCGAGATAGCTATCAAAAAATCGGGCGTTACCATGTCCGCATATGACAATGAGACAGTCATGATTGATGGGCGTGCTACTTTCCACCAGGCGCTTGGCATCAATTCCAGGG